AAATCATCCAAAATACATTCGAACTAGCAGGTTATAATCCAATTGTCCGTTAGAAAATACTCGCGTTTTTGGTTTTGTACTATACATCGGATCTGTTTTCCTCTTCTTCTTTTCAGGTTTCAAGGTGTCTTGATATATTGTTTGCTTTCGAATTCCCTGTTTTGCTTTTTCCAATCGTTCATTCACTTTCTTTCGCAAGTCTTCATGTATAAAAGGCGGATTAGTCTTACTTCCAATTTCACCTCTTATATAGTAGGACTTACCTTTACAACCTTTACTATCCCACGTTCTGCCTCCCGATGTTGTTCTATCGATAGGTTTGAAAGCTGGATCATCAGGCAGACCAAACACGGCTTCCTCCAACGTAAAGACTCTATCGTACTGCTCGCACTTGTGTTCACTTCTCTGATATATATGATCAAAAACCGACGACACCACACTCTTCACATAGCCATCATCAAGCTCACCATTCTGTCCTCTAAAGCCTTCAAGACCTCGCATCATAGGATCAATCACTTGACCCTCGTCAATATATGGTTCCAACATTGTTGGTTCCATAGTAGAGGGAAAGGCCTCACCATGTATCAGACTTTTCTTCAACTTCGTGTCCTTTTGCAGATACACTGGGTTTGATACTCTTCCAAAGACAAACATCCCGTCACCGAGCTCCCGCGCTTCAGAAGTAACAAACTCTTCATCCATTTCCAAACCCATCTCTTGCATTTGCAAATCATTCACATTGGTCACATCTTTGCCTGAATCCAACCTGTTAATAGCATCTTCCAATAGTTCTTTGTAAATTGAAACCGCCATACATCCGTTAATACCATCTGATAATGCAGCAACGTGTATTCCAATCAATCTACCTTGAACTCTAGGATTTTGTAGGATCAATGGCGAACCACAACTACCTTTATGGGTTATTGCAGAGTACATTATGGAATCAACCATTCTATACGTTGCTCTACCCTCAGTGTATATTGGTTTCTCATTCATCTTAAAGGGTCCGACAGTATTATAAAGCTTTGATGCAGCTGAGTTATTATTAATCAGCACACCTTTACCTCCCATTATTTGCAACCTGTCTTTTGAAGTACAGATTTGTTTCATAACAGTTGGTGCTGTTGGTAAGTTCTTGTTTTTGATTTTTATAACAACGGCATCTCGTAGGTTCTTCATGTTATCTATGTGGTATTCGCAGTATTGCTGTATTGACATAATATTGGGCATTTCAAAGCCCTCCGTCTCGTCATTAGGCAGAACACACACTTCAATTTGATCGTTATCCACAACCACATCCACACCGGAATGATTCATCACGAAACTACCCTTTGCATTTATCGCATGTAAAGCATGTCCAAATGCCAAGAATTTATCCGCAGTCAATCCCAAAAACACACCTTTTGGTTCTATGGTTTTTTGTTCGACAAATTTGAT